TAGCACAATATGACTTTTTATTGCTAGGCTGATCTTTCTTAATTGACATATTAGGGTCGCCAAAGGCGATATATTTGACTTGGTTTCCCTCGACAGCCAAGACTTCAAATTTCTTCCTACCGCCACGCCTAGGCTTATTAACGGCCTTAAAATTATGCCGAGCTTTTGCCCTTTTAATTTTTTCGGCTTTAGTTAAGGCCATTACTTATTTCTTGCCGCCTTTTTTCTTTGGCGGTCTTCCTCTTTTTGATCCGTATGTTCCTTTTCCTTTTGGCATATCTATCTCCCATGCTCTGTTAATAAATCTAAAACTTGGTTTGGGTCTAAGTAAGGGTTAATGTGCATTAGTCCTTTTCGTTCTTTTTCCCATTTACAACTTTCTTTTAATAAAAAGATTTTGTCTTCGTCTGACATATCCGGAAAGCTTAAACTTTGCCCATAAAAAAAAATTTTATCCTCGTGACCTAAATCATCAGGAAAGCCATTTTCCGGAGTTAAACTATCTAATGAAACTGCCATTATGCTCGTCTTGTTTTTCGTCTAGGTTTAGCGGTTTTTGCGGCAGCTTTAAAAGCGGCTGCGGTTGGAGCACCTTTTGATCCTACAGCCCGCATCCGCTCTGGTTTCTTGCCTGCAGCCTTTTGGCGTTTTATTCTATTTCGTTTTGCGTGGATATTGCTGTATAAACCTCGTTTAGCCATCGGCGCGCCTCCTACCTCAAGGTTACCTTAGCACATCAAGCTATTCCCTGCAAATTTCTTTTTATAGGTGCGCCCCAACCACTTGTTTCTGGTTTTCCAGTAGCTAAATATCTGAACGCATCAGCACCGTGAGAAGTCCAGTCATGAAGCGGTTTAGCTTTCCAAGCTTTAAGTTTTTCGTCGAATTGTCTGCGATACTGAAGCAAAGCCTCAACGCCTCTTGCACAATTATCTTTGTCAAACCAACATTTGCCAATCATAGAACGAGCCTGTTGTATTCCATCCTCTAGCCCTAATCGTGGAGCAATTTCTATATTTCTTATTCCTAAAGTTTCAAGAACTTCTAGCCTGGATTTTCCGGTGCCAAGCTCTCTTACCGCAACATCGTGGGGCAAAATATGACCCTCGTAGAAATAATCTAATTCATTCAGCACTTTAGCATAATGATCTAATCCAACGCCGGAATTTTCGTAATAGTTAATGATATGAATTTCTTTCCCGACGTACTGGGCAAAAAATATTGCCGTTGAGTCACCAACCCCTAAATCCCATGCTGTCCAGACCCCAACATTGGTATCATATGGAACATTGGTAATTCGTCCTCTTTCTTGAGCATCTTTCATTTCTTTAGCATAATATGCGCCCTGGATAGCTGCCTCAAAGCTGCATAAATACTCTTGTGAATATCTTTCTTCGCCCATGGTTTCCAAGGCATCAGCTAGTTCTTCGTCATCCAGGATATCAGTTTCATCAGCCCTAAACATACAGCTAAACCAGTCCGGATTGTCTTGGGCATTATTGTATATTTCCCAAAAATCATTTTTTCCTTTTGGCGTTCCAATAAAGGTTGCGCGTCCTTTTCTATCACTTAAACATGGCCGTATAACAGTAGGCCACGCATTAGCAGGAAAGTCGGCAGGCTCGTCCAATACAACTGAGTCGAAGTATAACCCTCGCATTGCATCGTAATTATCGCCACCGAATAGCCTTATCCTAGCACCGTTAGGAAAGTCGACTCGTAATTCGCTAGCATTAGCCTCTGCCCCCTCGATATCTCTGGTATATTCTAATAAATAATCCCAAGCGATAGCCTTAGCTTGTCGATAGTATGGAGCTATATATGCCACCCTGACACTTTTTCGCGGGATTGTCAGAGCATCTTTAATCAAATCATTTATTGCCGCTACGGTCTTCCCAAATCTACGGTGAGCAACAATAACAGCATATCGTTCTTTCCGTTTATGAAAATCTTTAACTAACTTGCGAGGTCTATACTGGATTGTCTTCGTTATCATCGTCTAACCATTTATAAGCTATGATATGCTCTCCATCCTCGCCCATTCCCTCAATACGCTGAGTTTCTTTCCATCCAGCCTGAGTCTTTAGAGCGAAAATAGTTGCCGCTGCATTCCCCATATCTGACTGCTTGGAAAGATTGCTAGCGAACTTTAAAATTTGATTTGCTCTCCCCTTTTTATAGAGTCCATCTATTTCGGGGTCTCTCTTAATCATTTCGTAGAAAGTCGATCTAGCTATGCCTAGCACATCCGCTATTTGTTCCACAGTTAAGAAGCGGCTCATTACCTCTAGTTGAGCTTTCTGATTATCGTCTAACTCTTTGTTTTTCCTACCCATTTTTTTTTGTCCTTTTAAACGCCATTTATTGGCACTTTAATAATTGGGTTGATATCATAACCTTTGCTACTGAAATCTTGTTTTACTATCTTTGAGCCCCATTTTCGGACAAGAGCCGCCATTTGGTCTTTCTCGTATTGTATCGTTCTATAATCCGCACAACCGCCAGTATTAGTATGCTGTTTAACTATATAGTGGTATGCGTTAAATCTGAGGGTTTTTCTATATTTATTTAAGACTTGCAAAGAAAGGTCATAATCCTCTTTAAGTGGCAATTTTTCATCATAACGCAAATCCAAGTTGTTAAAAGCCTGGAATGGTCCGAGTATGCAACTTTTAAATGCAAATGGAGTATATTCACGATATGCCCCTTTATCGCTTAGCATATTCATTCCCCAATACTTTATGTTTAAATCCTGCGCCATTTGAAAACCCATTTCGCAAAATTCTTGCATTGCACCTGGATCAAGTCGATAAGCCTTTTGTTTTTCCCACCTAGCAACGCCTGTCATATCATCGTCAAGCATCACTATTTTTTCGGTATCCGCATTGTCCAAAATGTAGTTTCGTATCCTTGCAACGCTGCCCTGGGCTTTGTCAGGTACTATCCAACAGTCTAAGCCTTGTTTTAAATATTCGTCTGCTTCAAATTCCGCGACAACATATTTAACGAAAGGGTAATTTTCTTGAGTCGTTACCCCTTTTGCTCTCTTATAAGAAGGCGCGTAATAACCTATCATTGTTTTAGCTTTTTCAAATATTCTGCCCCATTTATAACACGTCCTATGCCTTTAGACCATGGTTTGCCATTTTGCCTTTTGCTATGAACGCTTTCCAAGTTAAAATGAGTTTGGGCAGAAAGCCAATCTAAGTCATTGTCAAAGTACAAAACTACAAAGTTGTGAGCCTCGCCTACTTCCTCACTAAATTTTATTGTCCCATCGGTTTCGGCATCTAAATTGCCAAGTATTTTATCTAATTCTGATTGTTCAAAACCAGTCAATTTTAAATTATATTCTTGCTGTTCGAGGTCTAAAAGCTCTTTCATTAAAGTTTTTTCATTCCATCCGGCGTCTAAAGCCAACCGATTATCAGCAATAACGTAAGCTTTTTTTTGTTCTGCTGATAAGTGCGATGCCTGGATCGTTGGAACCTCTTTCAATTCTAATTGTTTTGCCGCCATAACCCGACCATGTCCTGCTATGATACCCTGCTTTTTGTCTATTATTACCGGATTAATAAAGCCAAATTCTTTAATGCTGTCAGCAATTTTGTTTACCTGGTGCGCGCTATGGGTTCTGCTATTTTGCGCATACGGCACCAAATCCTCGGTTTTTTTCATTTCATAGGTTAGCTTTTTCAATGTGGTTCTTCCTGATTTGCATTCGTTTTAAGGTGGATGAAAAATCATGCCTTCGTTTATTATAAATTATTTCAGTTCCATTTTTAAAATTGATATCTTTTCCGGTGAAAGGTTTGCCAAAATATTCTTCGCCAATTATTCGGACGTCAAAGTGCCTTAGCTTGAATAAATTGCAAAGGTCAGCCTCCGTTTCGTAAGGTATAATTTCATCAACCCATTTAACTGCACTCAGTTGAATATATCTTTCCACAACTGATTGCATTACTGGCGATTTTTTTTTGTTTTCTATGTTTGGGTCGATATGGAGCGCGCACACCAATTTATCGCAATAAAGCTTTGCTTCCGCGAGCATAGAAACGTGCCCCGCATGAAGCACGTCAAAAGCTGATGCTGTTATTCCTACCCTAGAAGGGTATTTCGTCGTCAAAATCTTGCGCCCCTTGGTCTATTTCTTCCTGTGTCATTTGATTTTCCGTCGGAGTTTGCGGTGTGCTGTCGGTTGCTATGCCTGGACTTTGGAAAACTATTTCGTTAACCATTAATTCAAGTCTGCCTTGGTTCTCATAAGCTGAAGCTCTAGGCCTACCAGTCACAGTGACCGATCGTCCTTTTTGCATAAACTCCTCTAATGTTTCGCCTCGTTTACCCCAAATAGCACAACGCACCCAAGTAGCAGGACGCTTTTCACCGTTTTTGTCTTTTCCATTATCGACCGCAACGCTAAAACTTAGCACACTGTCGCCCGTCTGAGTTTTGCGCAATTCACCTTGTGCGCCAAGCCTACCGGCCGCCATCATCATCAACATTTTTTTTATCCTTCACTATTCTATCTAAAAAATCAAAATCTTTCAAAAATTTAACTACTCGTCTTGCATCCGTAGCACTGCAAATATTTTTCGCCTCGATATCCTCT